TTTTGTTGATTTGAACGCTAAAGATTTTAGAGCTATAAAATCACAGATTAGTAAATATGCTTCTGAAGCTCACCATGAATTATTTGCAGAAGCTTTTACACAGTGGCAAGTTGGTAAAGCTTCGCCGATGGCTAAAAAAGTTTTAAAGATAACAGGAATTATAAAATGAGAAATTTTCAATGTTATATTTGTGAAAGATTTCATGGTAATAGTAGCAAACCCACTTGTGATGATTTCCCAAAGGGGATACCAGCTCAATTATGGCTTGGTCAAATTGAACATAATACAACATTTTTAAAAAGTAATGAAAAATTGTTTAAGCCTGTAAAAGAAGTATTAAAATAAAATAAACAAAATAATTTATTGGAGGATTAAATATGTTAAAAGCGGTGCTAAATTCATTGGATGATTTGAGTGAAGAGATTAAGGCTCACTACACAGAGAAGGATGGAAAATTTTATTTAGATGTTGATAAAGTTGATGGATTAGCTTTAGAAAATGTTGATGGATTAAAAACTACAGTAGAAACTTTAAGAGCTAACGAACGGAATATAAAAGCTGATTTGAAAAATGCTTTAGATTTGGTTAAGAAAATGGAATCTGATTATAAAGATATTGACCCAAAATCTGCAAGAGATGCTCTTAGTAAAATTGATGAAATAGCTAATTGGGATGGTGATACAAAGATAAAAGAGGCTATTGAAGCAAACGAACGTAAAGCAAATTCTAAGCTTGAAGAATTGGTAAAACAGCATAATGAGAAAGTAAAATCTTTAGAAAATGATTTATCAGATAGAGAAAGCCAATTGCAAGATGCTATTGTAAATGCTAAAATAGTAGATGCAATCTCAAAAGAGGGTGGAAACATTGATCTTTTAGTTCCTCATGTTAGAAAGTTTGTAAATATGATAAAGGATTCAAGAGGCCGTTTTGTACCAGAAGTAGTGAAAGATGATGGAACTCCGAGAATTGGTGATGCTGCTGGGACACCAATGACTATTTCACAATTAGTTCAAGAAATGAAAACTAAAGATACCTTCGCTGCTGCTTTTCCAGGAGCTAATAATACCGGGACTAATAAATCTTCTACTGAACCGGGAAAGAAAACTAAATCAGAAGCTGATAATGTTAAAGTTGTTAAGTCAACTGATGCTTCTGGAATGTCTAAGAATTTAGATGATATTGCTGCTGGTAAAGTTGTTGTAGATATGGATGCTGATTCTTAATAATTGTCATTATCGTAATAATGGGATATTATTATAATAATGGTAATTAGATAAATTTATACTTGATTTATCGGGTGAGTGATTCGCTTAATTAAAGTATAGAAGCGGGATGCTTCGCCATAATGGGATATTATGGTTTGTATTTAACAAATAAGAAAATTTTATTTAAGGAGTCTTTATATGGCAAATACGTTGACTAATATTATGCCAAAAATTTTGGCAAGAGCATTAATGAGTCTTCGTACAAGATGTATTATGCCAAGAATGGTCAATAGTGATTATGGAATGGAAGCTGCTAAGAAGGGAACCACTATAGATGTTCCTGTTCCTGTTGCTGTTGGAACGACTGATGTTTCTCCGAGTAATGTTCTTGTAGCTCCTACTGATTTAACTCCGGAAGTTGTTCAGATTAGTTTGGATCAATGGAAACAAAATAATCCTATTGGTTTAACTGATAAGGAACTCTGCGACATTGATGCAAGTGATATATTCCTCCCAATGCAGTTGGAAGAAGCTATTAAAGCTTTAGCTTCTGATGTTAATCAGCATATTCTTGGTAAATATAAAGGTACGAGTCGTGGAATTTATGGTTTTATTTCAAATCCTACTAATGGTGTAGGCACAATTCTTGATCCGTTTGGTGCTGGGACTACAGATACTTCTGGGGTCAGTGCTGCTACTAATGCTAAAAAAGTATTGAATCAGCAACTTTGTCCGAGAAGTGATAGAAGAGGTATCTTGAATTTTGATTCGGAAGCTAAAGCGTTAGATTTGAGTGCATTTAGTGATGCTGAAAAAATTATGTCTGCTGTTGTAAAAATGGAAGGTGAAATAGGCAGAAAATTTGGTATTGATTGGGGAGCAGATGATGACGTTCTTGATCATACTTGTGGTACTGCTTATGAAGCTTCCCCAGCAGATGTAACAGTAAAAGCTTCTGAAGCCGTTGGTTCTACTGCTATAGGTCTTGTGGATGCTGGTTCTGGCACAGTTGTTCCGGGTGATATTATTACAATTGCCGGAGATAGCCAGACTTATTGTGTAGTTGGATCCGCTGCTTATACTCTTGATCCTTCAACTGCTGTTGAAGTCTCAATTTTACCAACATTAAAAGTTGCTTGCAGCGGTTCCGAAGTTGTTTCTGTGAAGAATAGTCATGCTGTTAATTTGGTGTTCCATAGAGATGCTTTTGCTTTTGCAACAAGGCCTTTACTTGATGTTTCTCAACAGTATTCTCTTGGAAGTCAAATGCTTTCTATGCAAGATCCTATAACTGGTTTGATTTTACGTCTTGAAGTTTCAAGACAACATAAACAAACAGTTTGGGAATTTGATATTCTTTGGGGAGCAGATTTGGTAAGACCTGAACTCGCTATGAGAATTGCAGGTGCAGTCTAAATAGTTTAGGCATCGCCGCCGGAAGTCCTCCGTTGATCAGCGGGGGAGAAATCCCCCGCTGGTTTATAATATTAAAATTGAAAGGATAATTTAGTGGCTCCAATTAATAAAATTAAAATAAAAAATAAAGATGGTTTAGAAGTTTTTGTTAATGAACGTGAAGTAGAAATTTATTGCAATGATGGGTGGAAAATTGTCAATGAAAATGAAGAATCAAGAATGGAATCAGCAGATGAATTAGATGCAGAAGAGAAGGAAGGTGATAAGATAGAACCGGCTGAATCTGTTGATGAAAATGACATTATTGAACCGGCTGAATCTGTTGATGAAAATGACATTATTGAACCGGCTGAATCTGTTGAAGAAGTTAAATAATATACATTAATAAATTTGTGGAGGCGATGCTATAGCTTCCACTGTTATAATAATTATAATTAAAGAAAGATATATCATGGCTGCGACTTTTGTAGTTGAAGATGGAACAGGATTATCAAATGCTAATGCTTTAATTACGGTGGCTGAAGCAAATCAAATAATAGAAAATTTTGGAGATTCTATTGATTGGTCGGATTCAGAAGATGCTGAAAAAGAAAATGCAATAAGAGAATCTACAAGATATTTAAATTTTAATTATATTTGGGATGGTACTAAAACATATAGTACTCAATCATGTCAATGGCCGAGATTTGAAGTTTATGATGAAGATTATAATGCTATTGATAGTGATGTTATACCAGATAGAATTAAAGAAGCTTGTGCTTATCTTGCGTTGAAAGTTATTGAAGGTGAAACATTATTGCCAGATTTTGAAAATGAATCAAAAATTAAAAAAACTAAAGATGTTATTGGCCCTATTACAGAGGAACGAGAATATGTAGTCGGCGAAAATCCAGATAAAACGTATCAAATTGCTGATAGACTTGTAGAGCCTTTTGTTATTAATGGTAATACTTTTTATTCAACAGATTTAGAAAGATCTTAAAATGAGTGATGAATTTCCAAGTTTTGATGAATTGCATGAATTAGATGATCATGATATTCTTATTATGGTAGTTGAAAAATTGCGTTCAGTAACAATAAATCAATGTAATCATTTAAAACATCATGAAGATAGAGAAAAAGAAGACAGAAAGTTTAATAGATCTTTGAAATTATTAGCTATATCTACTTTAATAACTGGTTCAAGTAGTTTAATAATAGGGGTAATATTGATAATTATAAGGTTTATTATTTAATGAATGCCGAATCTGTTTATAATATGTTACAAAGAAAAGGTAAGTCTGCAACTATAAGGATTTATAATGATGAATCTTTTAATCCCGGAGAAAATAAGGTAAATCGTGGTAATTATATAGATCATCCATTAAAAATAGTACCACCTTATAGAAACAGAGAGGGTTATAAAAAATCAGAGTTGATAACGTCTGGAAAAGGATTAACGGGAATAGCTAATTTTAATCTTGAATTTACTGTAAAAGCTGGTATAATAATAGTTATAAATTCTAAAATATGGACTGTAATAAGTGTTTCTCCAGTAGAAAATAGTTCTGGAATTTTATTTTATTCATTAGAAATTGAGTCCGGTAGTTAAATGTCGAGTAGCTTAACAAAATTTAATTTAGAATTAGAAAAAGCTGTAGATAAGATCCACGGTGATTTTAATAAATTTTATAAAAGTGTTTGTTTAGAAGTTTTAAAAAGAATTGTTATGAGAACTCCTGTAGATACAGGGCGTGCAAGAGGTAACTGGCAATTAGAAATTAACAGAACAGCTTCTGCTTCTTTAATTGTAGAAGGTTCTAAGGAGGCTATGACTGATTTTGCTTTAAATAGTGGTTTGTCAAAACTTGCGGGAGTAATTCCATTTTCTGTTGTGCATATAACAAATAATTTAGAATATATTTATTATTTAGAATACGATCGCAGAAGTTCTCAACATCCTGAAGGTATGGTCGAAATTACAATTACTGAAATGAATAATTGGGTATCAAATATAAAATAAATTATGTCAGAATTATTTCAATATTATAATACTGGTCATTCTGGACAAGTTTCAGTTTATGCTACTCTTTGGAAAGCTCAAAGTTTTACAGTACAAATTAGTCATAAAATATCTTCTATTAAAGCATATTTATTTAGACTTGGAAGTCCTGGAACTATTACAGTTAGCATTAGAGCAGTTGATGGTGAAGGAAAACCTACGGGCGGTGATTTATGTAGCGGAACTTTTAATGGTAATATAGTTGATACAAGTCCAGAATGGATTGAATTTACTTTTAGTACTAATCCTATTTTAATTTCTGGAACAAAATACGCTATTGTAATGCGAGTCCCTTCTGGAGCTCCAGGATCTGATTGGATTTATTGGGGAGATGATACAACAGGAGAATATTCTGGTGGTGAGCATCTTTATAGTATTGATTCTGGCAGTTCTTGGACAGCTTTATCTGATATTGATTTATTATTTGAAGATTGGGGGTTAGGTTTTACTGATCTTTCAGGGAGTATCAATTCTTCATCTTTTTTAAATGGCGGATTAGATGTATTAACAGAATTAATTGGGATAATCAATGAAACATCAAGTTTATTAGCAAGTCTTTATATAGATTCTGCTGGAGTTGTAGAATTAGTAGGCGAAATTAATTCTTCATCTTTTTTAAATGGCGGATTAGATGTATTAACAGAATTAATTGGGATAATCAATGAAACATCAAGTTTATTAGCAAGTCTTTATATAGATTCTGCTGGAGTTGTAGAATTAGTAGGCGAAATTAATTCTTCATCTTTTTTAAATGGCGGATTAGATGTATTAACAGAATTAATTGGGATAATCAATGAAACATCAAGTTTATTAGCAAATTTAAATTCTCCTAATTTGTATATAGGATTGTATGGCCTAATAAATGAAGTTTCTTCAATTAACGGGAATTTAGATGTAATTACCCAATTAATAGGCTCTGTTTTAGCTAATTCTTCTGTCATTGCTGTTTTATTTGCTCCTAATTTGGATATAGGTTTGTATGGTAATATAGATGCAGTTTCAAATTTATTTGGTGTTTTAACTGTTCCAGAAATAGGTATATATAGAAGGATAACTAATGATATAACAAGTTATTTTAATGATATTGCAGTTTCTAATAATATTATAGTAAGATATGATAATGATCCAAGGGATACTCCAACTGATGAACTTTGGTGCAAAGTGTCTGTAACTTTTGGTAATGCACAACAAAAAGAAATTGGTATAAATTCTTATCGCATTCCTGGGAATTTTGAAGCTCAAATAAAAAATTCGATTAAACTTGGAATGTATAATCTTCTTTATGTTGCTGATATAATCGATTTAGCATTTAAATCTATTGACGTAGGTAATATTATTTTCAGAGTTCCAAGAGTTGTTAATGTCGGAAAGATTGATGATAATTTTCAAGTTAATGTAATCTGTCCATTTTATGTGGATAGATAGGAAGAATATGTATTTTGTTAAAAAATTATTTGAAGCTATAGACAAAATGTCTCAAATTGTTTCTGGTATAAAAATAGTAGACCTAATAGAACCAATTGAAGGTTCGGCTGTTAGAATCGCTGCTTCTGATCAATATGGTGGTGGAAATGTTGGTGTAATTGCTGGAGAATGTTATTTATTCAATCCTATTGCTGGATATGGTTGGATTATTGGTGCTAATCCAGTTGTTGTAGAAGCTGCTGTTAAAGATTCCGGAAGGAGCAACTAAATTATATTATGCTTTAGAAGGTGATCCAGATTATGCGGGTTCAAGTACTCATATAGCTTATTTATTTAAAATTAAATAAAATATAATCTATTAAATATAAAGTTGAAAGGATAAAAAATGGCGGATCAGATTGAACGTCTTATAGAAGCAATAAAAGCAGTTAGTACAAATATTCAGAAAACTTCAACTTATATTTCAGCTAATACTTTTTCTCTTGATGCTGATAGTATGGTGGAAATTACTGGAGCTTCTGGAAATATAAGTGATTTGGATGTATTAACAGAATTAATAGGTTCTTTTGCAGGAGCGTCTGGTGCTGGCGGTGTTTTTTCTATATCTAAGCAATTTGACGGTTCTATTATTGGAGCTTCTGCTGAAGCTGCTATTCTTAGTGTTGCTAATGAATTAATTGGTTCTTTTTCAGCTTCGTCTTCATTATCAGGAAGACTTGAAGGTACTTCTCGTTATATTGCTGGGATTATTAATGGCTCTTCTGGAGAAGACTCAATTGTAAATATTTTAAGACAATTAGCAGGAGTTTCTTCTTCTGGTGTATCTGTTATAGGATCACTTGCTTAATTATAAATTAAGTAAATAATAAAAATAAAATAAAATAAAATAGTTGAAAGGATAAAAAATGTCAGATGCAAATAGGGTTCAATTAGCCTTTATTGAAGAATCTACTTTTGGGCAGCAAGAAACTGATTCAAATTTACAGATTCTTCGTTATAATAGTGAGTCTTTAAAACAAGATATGAATACGACTGTTAGTGAGGAAATTCGTTCAGATAGGCAAATATCTGATATAGCAAGAATAGGAGTTAGTGCGAGTGGTAGTATAAATTTTGAATTAAGTTATGGATCTCATGATGAATTTTTAAAATCTGCTTTACAATCATCCGGATGGTCTTCAGAAGTTAAAATCAGTAGATCTTATACTATTAGTGCTTCTTCAGTAGATAATTCAATAAATGATTCATCAAGTGAATTTGGTAGTTTTACTGATAATCAATGGGTTTATATTTCTGGATTTTCTAATTCTGCGAATAATGGATTTTTTAAGATTAGAACAGCCTCTGCTTCAAAACTTATATTATGGAATGGAACTTTAGTGACAGAAGCTGTT